TTAAACATTATTTAAGTGGTTCTGGTCAAGCCTTAACTATGGGTACTATAGCTCCAACTACAGGTAAGTGGTATTGTGAATTTACAATGGGCGACCCTAGTGGTGCTGGTTCAGACAGGTCTGCTGTAGGTATTGGAGATGTTTATGATGTCGATATTCAAGGCTCTGGAAATGCTGACAAAACAGTTATGGTATCAACCTCTACTGCTAACAGAGTATGGCTTACTGACAGTGTAGAGTCTGATGATAATTTTCCAGCTAGAACTACAGGAAGTATTATTCAGTTTGCTTGGGATATGGATAATAGTAAAGTATGGATAGGTGTCAATAATCAATGGTGTAATTCTTCTGGAGCAGTAATACCAAAGTCAGATGTTGAGGTAGGTAATAATGCTACTGTAACTGATACAGGATTAACATCAGTATCACCATTAAATAGATGGAGTGCTGGTGCAAGTATCACACAAACGCATTATTTAAACTGTGGACAAGACTCCAGTTTTTCTGGTTACAAGACAGCACAAGGCAATCAAGACTCTAATGAGATAGGTGACTTCTACTATACCCCACCTACAGGCTTCTTAGCTTTATGTACATCTAACTTGCCTGATGCTACTGTTACACCTAGTGAGCATTTTGATGTGGTAACTTATACTGGTACTGGTAGTAATCAAGCTGTTGCAGTAAACTTCCAGCCAGACTTTACTTGGATAAAAATTAGAAGTGATGCTGATGGCTCAGTAGTAGCTGATTCTGTAAGAGGAGCAACTAAATTTTTATCTACTACTTATACACAAGCTGAAAATACTAACTCTGCTTTTGTTAGTGCATTTACAAGCACAGGTTTAACTCTTGGTGGTAACAGAGGCACATCAGAATCGGGTAGGACTTATGTAGCTTGGAACTGGAAAGCAAACGGTAGTGGCTCATCTAATACTGATGGCTCTATAAACTCTACAGCAACTTCTGCAAATGTTGATGCTGGATTTAGTATTGTTACTTATACAGGTAACGCTACAGAGGGTGCTACTGTAGGACACGGGTTATCTAAAGCACCTGAAGTAATGTTAGTTAAAAAACGAAGTGGTGCAGCTGGTTGGTATATGTATCACTCTGCACTTGGAGCAACAAAAAATATAGAAATGCAAGTTACTAGCGCTGTTTCTACTACTTCAAATATTTGGAACGACACAGCACCAACATCTAGTGTGTTTAGTCTAGGTAATAACGCTGCTATTAATGGAACTGGAGCAACATTTGTATCATATTGTTTCCATTCGGTTGATGGCTACTCGGCTGTCGGTTCATATACTGGTAATGGTAATGCTGATGGTACATTTGTGTACACAGGACACCGCCCCGCATTCATTTTACTAAAAAGAACTGATAGTGCTGATGGTTGGGTAATGCTAGATAATGAAAGAGTTGGATATAACGGTGGTAATAATGTTCTTGAAGCAAATATATCTGATGCAGAAGATAGTAGTGTTGCAGACAGAGTAGATATTTTATCTAATGGTTTTAAGTTAAGAAACTCTTGGTCAAAAATAAATGCATCTAGTGGAAATTACATTTTCATTAGTTTTGCAGAAACACCTTTTAAAAATTCTAACGGGAGATAAAAACAATGTGGTATTACAACGGTGCAATAATTAAGCATCCAAAATCTATGGAAATTAGTGATGTGCTTTATCCTAGAACAATCTTTAGGGATAGTGCGACATTGACTTCATTAGGCATTAAACCTTACAGAGAAGTCACTCCTGATAGCAGATACTATTGGACTGGTGCTTACACTGTAGACACAAGTGGTGATGAGGTTGTAGGTACATACGCTGGTACAGCAAGAGACTTAGCTACACTTAAAACTAATATGCTAGAGAAAGCAAGAAGTGCTGTAGCTAGTAGACACGCTGAGATAGACTGGTATTGGTCACGAGCTAGTAAGGGTGGTTCGGCTGTTCCCTCAAATATCCAAAGCTATGCTACAGCTTTATACAGCGAGCATGAAACAATCAAGACAGCTATTAATGCTATATCAGATTTAGCTGGGGTTATTGCTTATGAGAATAAACCTCATACTGAAACAAGAAAAGTTAAGAACACAGCAGAAAATGGTGATGTTACTTATGGACCAGCTACAACTACACACGCTAGAGAAATAGATATGTGTACACACTTTACAGCTAACCCTACGGATGAAGTAGACCCAGCATTTGTGAGTTTAGTAGCTGACTAATGTCTACAAGGTTTCGTAATAATTTATTTGCAGGTTTATTTGTATTAATATTTTTTGTAGGAGTAGCACATTCTGCTGACCCTATCGTTACAAACAGTACAAGTAATAGTACAGTAACAACAAGTACAGATACTAAGAGTACAATAAGGACAAACCCACCTAGTGCAATTAGTCCGAGCATTAACGCAAGTAATAGTGACTTATGTATGGTAGGTGTTAGTGGAGCAGTACAGACACAGATACTAGGTATTAGTACAGGACAGGCTTACTCAGATGAAAACTGTATGAGATTAAAGAATGCAAAGGTACTCTATGATATGGGTATGAAGGTTGCAGCAGTTGCTTTAATGTGCCAAACGAGGTCGGTGTTTGACGCAATGCGTTTTGCCGGGACTCCCTGCCCGATTTTTTCACCGACTACTGGTGAGGGATTAATAGGACAAGAAGCTACAAAAGAATGGAGACTGAACCCTAAAAAGATTCCACCTAAACAACAGTCTTCTAATATGAACAGAGGAGTATTTCTTGAAAAGTTGGTTAGTGGCATTCTTGGTGTTATCTTGCTCGCTATCCTCGTGNTCTNACCCAGAGATAATTGAGCATCAGATAGCAGATGATGGCTGGGTTGAAGTACCTCTTGACTTTACTTTTCCTTGTTATGGAAATAGTTATGTCACTAGCTTTATGTTTAGTAACGGTGTTGTGGGGTTTCTTGACCCTCTTGATGTTCCCGGTACTGGTTATGTACATGATGGGTTGTGTTGTTCTGGACAGGATTTTAGTAGTGGAGCAACAGGTGTAAGGTTTAACTACACTATAATGCCATGGCATACTGACTTAATAGACACAGGTATTGGTAGGTTTTATACACAAGGTGATGAAACATTCCAGAAGTACATGTGGGAAAACTTATCAGAGTATTACGATAGAAACACAAGTAATACATTTGACCTGACAATATACCCAATGGGTAACATAGATGTAAACTATGAACAGGTACATATAAAGAATCACGCAGTAACAGTAGGAGTAGTTGGAGATTTAAGTCAAGGTGAGTATGAACAATGGTTTTATAATCACCCTACTAATGGAGCAATCTTTTGGAATAGTCAAGTAGATACTCCAGTAGAAATAGAAAACGGAGAGAGTATATGCAATGTAGTACCAGACAGTCACATCAGTTGTTTATACTATCCAGAAGTTTATGCTGATAATGTGTACAATCAACAATGTCAGCTTGACCCTTTGTATGATTACGGATGTGATGGCTTTAGTGATGCTTACATAGAGGAGTATGTAGAAGAAGAAGTAGAGGTTTGGGAAGAAGAACCAGTAGAACAAGTATTTGTAATAGAAGAACCTCCAGTATTTGAAGTAATAAACATAGAACCTTTAGAAGATTACACACTTACTGCGACTACATTAGAAGAAGCACTACCTGAAATGGAAGATTTGTTTGAAGAAATAGCTCAAGAGGAGCTGATAGAAGAAATAGAAGCTGAATTAGAAGAGTTTTTAGAACCAGAAGAGGAAGAACTCGATGAGCAAGAGCAAGAAGAAGAACCCGTACAAGAAGAACAAGCAACAGAAGAGCCTCAACAAGAAGAAATAGTAGAGGTAGCAGTAGTAGAAGAGCCTGTACTAGTAGAAAAGAAGAAAGAAAATAGTAAAAAGAAGAAGATGAGAGAAATTATAAGCAATAAACTAAAGAATTTAGCTACTGAAATGGGTAAAGCAGTATCTTTAGAAGAGCAACAAAAGCTACAAAGCCTTGTTTTAGCATTACTTAACTACAACGCAGGGTTTAGCAACTACAGTTACTCTTTAGTCGATGGTGTTTTCTATGAAGATAGGGGTATATACCTTGATAAAGATATACCAGATAACAAAAGAGGTTTAAGAAACGGACTTGCTAATGAAATACTACATAAAAAGCTAATGGACTTACAATGGCAGAAATAGAGTACGCAGGAGTTAAAGTAGGAGGTAGTAAAGCATTGCTTATATTGCCCCTTTTAGGTACAATTGTAGGTGTTCTATGGGGTGGCTTTGAGATATATCAAAGATATCTAGATATGGAAGCTAAGATAGCTTCTTATACTGCTCCTGACTTAACAGGTATAGAACAAGAACTAGCAGTTATAGAAGAAACTTTAATAGGTTTAAGTGACTCAGTTGAAATAGCTAAAGACTATACTAGGTCAATTAAGAATGATTTAAAAGATGACTTAGCTAGACAAGAGTCACTTATGGAAAGACTTGAAGATAAAGTTAATTCCTCTCAAGATGAAATAGATGAAACTATTGATGCAGCAGAAGAAAGATTTGATGCGAGAAGAGATGCTTTGTATTCAGATACAGATAGAAAAATAAAAGAAGTAGAAGAAAGAGTAAACGCTAAGTTACAAAGAGCGTTAGATAACCCATTAGCAAACTAGGAGAATAATATGCCAAGTGGACCGGGAACTTACGGAAAGAAAAGAGGCAGACCGCCTATGAAAAAGAAAGGTAAAAAGAAGTAATGGCTGATTCAAGGCTTAAAAAAGCAGGAGTATCTGGGTATAACAAACCTAAGCGTACTCCTAACCACAAGACTAAAAGTCATGTAGTGGTAGCTAAAGAAGGTAGTAAGATTAAAACTATTAGGTACGGACAACAAGGAGTATCTGGAGCAGGAAGCAATCCTAAAACAGCAGCACAGAAAGCTAGGCGTAAGTCTTTTAAAGCTAGACATGCTAAAAATATATCTAAAGGTAAGATGAGTGCTGCTTACTGGGCAAACAGGAGTAAGTGGTAATGGAAGATAAAAGAGTACAGCTACAGTTAGATAAACATTCTTCACAGATAGCTAAACTCTTTAGTAAGATAGACGATACTAACGATAAAATACAAAGAATATTCACTATGTTAAATCAGATTAGATATTTCTTGTATGGTGGGTTTGCTTACTTTATAGCTTCTGANGTAGGCATGTTTAATTTATTGAGGTTAGTAGCATGATAGGATTTTTAACTAATGTAGCACCGATAGCTTTAGGCTTTGTTGCTAAGTTGTTTGCTTTAAAGAGCCAAGCAGCACAAGAACAACAAAAGCTAATGATACAATCACTACAAGTGCGTAATGATTCTATTAATATGGCTAGAGATAGAGCAGATAAAGAAAGTCCAGTAGCTGCCATGAATAGAAGAATTATCTATTCTAGTTATACTAGCTTTAATTATCTTTACACAGATAGCTCCTGTGTTTTTCAATGTACCTACAGTAATACCTACTGTTATAGAAGGTGCTAGTATTTTAGGATTTGAACTTACACCTGATACTATAGAGTATGTAACTGTACAAGCAGGTGCTGTATTAAAGTTTGATGAAGTATTCCAATGGGCAACAATGATAATAGAGTTTTATTTTGGTGCGCAATTAGCTAAGGGGAAGTAAATGACATATAGAGAAGTAATAAACGAAGTATTAATAAGGCTAAGAGAAACACCTATTGCTTCTGATTGGAGTGGTTCTATTAATGATAGTAGTACAGTATCTGATTACAACAAGGTTATAGGAGCTTTAGTTAATGACGCTAAAAGAAGTATAGAGTCTTATCATGATTGGCAGATACTTAGAGAAACTGTTAACATAACTACAGTAGCAGATACTAAAAACTATAGCTTAAGTTCAGGACAAGAGTTTAAAATAATAGATGTAATTAATAATGCTACAGGTAATGAATTACTACAAGTAAGTAGAGCATATCTTAATAGAGAAAGATACCCTACAGCTTCTACAGGTGAACCTCACTACTATGGTTTTAACGGAGCAGATAGCTCTAATAATCTTAAAGTAGATTTATCTCCTACACCTAACAAGGCTGAAACTATTTCTTTTGATATGATTAAGTATCAAGATGCGCTTACTACTGCCAGCACCGTCGTTAAGATACCTACAAAACCTTTAATACTAGGTGCTTATGCTAGAGCTTTATCTGAGCGTGGAGAAGATGGAGGTACACAATCATCTATAGCAGCACAAGAAGCAGCATCATCTATTTCACAAGCTATTATGATGGATGCAGGTAATACTCAGTTTGAATCAGATTGGTTTATGGGAAATATTCACTAATGGCTAAACAACTAGCATATCAATCTTTAACTAACTTAGGTGTTAATGGTTTAAATACGCAATACAACCCTGCGGTTTTAGACCCTTCGTTTCTTACTGCTGCTGATAATGTAATGCTTAGAGAATCAGGTAGAATATCTTTTAGGAAAGGATTAAAACAAAAAGTAGTTCCTACTGGTACAGCTATAGGTTCTATGGTGGAGCATAACGATGCTGGAACTAACAAAATATTTGCTAGTCATGGTACTAGTATTTACACAATTGACTTTACATCTCCTGATGCTGCTTTTCCTAGTAGCGGTGCTGATGTTAAGCATACCGTTGCTAATAGTACAGGCAATTGGCAATTTATAAACTTTAATGAAAGACTTCATTGTTTCCACGCAGGTATAGTACCTCAGAGATATGATGGTGCTTTAAGTGCTGGTTCTAGATGGGCAGCTTTTAACAATAGTACTAAACCTTCAGGTTTAACTACATTTGACCCTAGCTGCGGTATGGGTTTTTATGGTAGAATGTTTGTAGGAGGAGTAACGGAAGAAAAAGCTGTAATGTATTACTCTGTTTTATTAGATGGAGATGACTATACAGGCACAGGTTCAGGATTATTAGACTTAAAAAAAGTTTGGGATAATGATGAGATAGTAAACATTGCTCCTTTCTTTGGACAGTTAGTTATATTCGGTAAAAACAATATAGCTATATATGACAATCCTGATGATGTAACTAACATGTCATTAAATGAAGTTATTAGTGGTGTAGGTTTAGTTAATAGAGATTCAGTACAAGCAGTAGGAGATGATTTAGTATTTCTTTCTGCTACAGGACTACGCTCACTTAATCGTACTACTGAAAAAGATAAAGTACCTTTAACTGATTATAGTGTTAATATAAAAGATACTTTAATAAGAAACATAGGACAAAGTACTGTTGTTAAATCTGTGTATTTAGAAGATGAAGGTGTTTATATTCTTACTTTTACAGAAAAGAATATTACTTACGCTTTTGACTTTAAACATATAACTCCTAACCAAGCACCTCGTGTAACTACATGGAGTTTTAATAGTGATAGAGAACCAGCTAGCATGATTCAAACAGAGTTATACTCTGGTTTGTTAGTAGGACAGAAAGATGGAGGAATAGCAGGCTATGAAGGATATTTTGATACAGATTTGGCTTGGGTTAGTTCGGCAGCTAGTTATACTAATTCTCCTATTGCCGCTGATGTTAGTTCTATATGGATACCTATGGGTGATGCAGTAGTTTCTGCTATATTAAAAAAGTTAGTATTAGTCTTAGAAGGCGGTTCAGGAGCTACATTAGGTGTTAGATGGTATACAGATTATAGTATGAGTTCTTCTAGGACTACTGAAATAGCTTTAAATCCTGCTGCTACTAGTACTACTGCTTTATATGGAGCAGCTACTTCTTTATGGGGTGATGTTAAATATACACCTATTTATGGATTACAAGAATATAAGACTCCATTAACAGGTAGAGCTAAAACATTAAAAATAAACATGAATATTGTATCTAATGGCTTTGATGCTTCTATTCAAGATTTGTCAATTATATCTTTACAAGGAAAAATACGATGAGTGATTATACTTTAGCAGTCAATTGGTCAGGAAAAGATGCTCTCTCAGATAGTGATGCTGCGAAAGTAATATCTGGCTCTGACTTTAATACTGAATTTACAACAATAAGAACAGCAGTTAATTCTAAAGCTGATACTAATGGTGATAGCGGAGAAGATTTTGCTAGTAATAACGCAACAGTAGCAGGTACTTTAAATGTTACTGGAGTACCCACAATACCTACTGCTTCGGCAGGAACAAATACAACACAAGCAGCAAGTACAGCTTTTGTCACAGCAGCAGTTGCAGCAGTCGACCAAGCTACAATTAATGCACATGTTTATCCAGTAGGTTCAATATACACAGCAGTAGTAGCAACTAATCCTGCCACTTTATTAGGTGTTGGTACTTGGACAGCATTTGGTGCAGGTAAAGTTTTAATTGGTATTGATTCTGGAGATACAGATTTTGATACTGTATTAGAAACAGGTGGTTCTAAGACTGATAGTCATACACTAACAACTTCTGAAATACCAAGTCATACACACACAGCATCAGCCAGAAGTGTTGATAGTGGAGTAAGTGCAACATCACTTACAAAAGGAAGTGAAGGTGGTTCTAGTTTTACAACTAACGCAACAGGCGGTGGTGGAGCGCACACCCACGACATTGTACAACCATATATTGTAGTATATATGTGGCGAAGAACAGCATAGGAGAATAGAATGGCAAACGCAATGAGTTTAATAGCAGGCGCAATAGGAAGTGCGTTACAGGCTAAAGGAGCTAAAAAAGCAGCAGCAGAAAACCAAGCAGGACAAGAAGCAGCAGCTAAATATGCTATAGAAGGCTCTTATCCTTACAATGTAGCAGGCTCACTTGGTGGTGTTAAGTTTGATAATGAAGGTAAAGCTATAGGATTAGGCTTATCTGAAACTTTCCAAAAGCAGAAAGATGCTATGATATCTTCTGCCGATGCTAATAGAGGATATTTAGCAGGTATAGAAGCTGACCCACTTACAGCAGAAAACAGATACTATGACCAGCAGATGGCTTTACTTGCGCCGGGTCAAGAAGCAGACAGAGAAGCTTTAGATGCTCAGTTAATAGCTAGAGGTATGCTAGGTTCTACTGGTGGTATGGGTCAGATGCAAGGACTAAGAGAAGCTCAAGGTACTACTAATTTACAAGTTAGACAATCAGCTAGCGATAGAGTACAAGATATGATAGATAGATACAGAGGTAGAATAGCAGAAGATGTATCTAATGCTACTGTACTAGGACAACAACCTTTGGCTTATGCTGAGTTAGGAGTAAAAACTGGAGGTATGCTTTCAGAAGCAGCTATGTTAGGTTCTAGGTATTTATCTGGAGCTGCTTTAACTAATGCTAATATGACTATGGGTAGATATGGTGGTTTAGCTAAAACTGCTAATAGTTTTAAAAATTATAGACAGCCAAGTACTAGAAGCTATAGCACTAATCAGCAATACGGTGGCGCAGGACAAACACCTGCTGCTGTACGAGCAAACTTATAGGAGAAGATAATGGGAATGTTTGATTTTAATCCAGCCGATGTAAGAGTAGCTACTTCTGAAGGCTATACAAATGCACCAATGTTAGGAGCCTACGCTGGCTACGGTGGCATGCTTCAAGGTATAGGTAAACTAGCAGGCTTTCAAGATGAAGAAGACTTACTAAAAGAAATTTATGAATCTGCTGACTTTAGTACTAATGAAGGTAGAATAGCTGCTGTAGAACAAGTACTAGCTATTAATCCAGAAAAAGGAGCCGAGCTTCAAAAGATGCTTACTGATAAAGCAGTAGGTCAAGCACAGTTAGCAACAGCAAACTTAGCTACTGAGTCAGCTAAAGTACAAAATGCTACTATAAAGTATGGTACTAAACTTGCTAATGAATTTACTACTACTGTACAAGCAGGTGGACAGAAAGACTTTATAGCTAATTGGTTTCAGCTTAATAATATACCTTTACCTGCTAATCCTCCTACAACTTATGTTATGGCTACTAAGTATATTAACGAACACTTTGGTGGTGATAATGAAGCTAGTGTAGCTACAGCGCATAGAACTGATTTAAAAGAAGAACTTAATAAAGCTAAAGACAATTGGATACAGCAAGGAGTTATGAGAATAATTGCTGGAGAAGAAGCACCTAAAACATATACAGCAAGTGAAGCTTTTGATGTAGCTTTAGAAGATGAAATGAATACTTTTCAAAACTATGTAACACAGCAAGCAGCTAAAAGAAAAGCTGAGAATGATGCTAAACGCTCAGGTTATTTTCCTATGGCTAATATGTCTTTTACAGGAATGTAATAAATGCTATCAGTAGCTGATAAACAAAAACGCTTACAAGCTGAAATAGAGTTAAGAGCTGCGCCTGATAAGTTAGGCTATTCTTTAAACCCTTCAGGTTATAAATCTTTTGGCTCTTGGTTTACTTCTGCTTTTTCTGGAAGAGCGCTTTCTGAAATGGCTGATAAGATGTCAGTTGGACCAGAAGACCCTTTAATGAAAAAGTGGTACATAGAGAGAGGATGGGTAGAGTTTGGTAGAAACCAAGTAGAAGAAGAGTTAGAAAAGTATAAAAAAATAGGTGAAGTAAGAAACTTTACTGAGGAAGAATTTAAGAATATAAAAGAACTTCAAAGAAGAACTAAAATCATGGACAGAGATTTAGCTTATGTTTATGATGCTAAGAATGGCGACTTAGATGCTCCTATAGATAAAAAAGGACAAAGCTTTAATGAGCGTTGGGGAGTTGACCCTGAAGATGAAGCAGGTGTAATGGATTTCTTAAAGGTTCTTAAAGATAATCCAGCTTATGGAGCTGGTATGTTTACTGCGGAGGTGCTTAAAGATTTACCTCTTAGTGTACTAGCTTGGGCAGGTTTAACTGCTAAAGGAGCTAGTGGTACTAGTGCCATGACAAAAGCAGTAAACACTTTAAATAAAATAGAACCTAAGATATTAAGAAACGTTGCTAAAGTAAGTACAGGCGTAGGAGCAGGTTCTGCTTTAGGAGCAGCTTATGAAGCAGCTTATACTAAGATAGACCAAGGTGAGATAAAAGGTAAAAGAGTTAAAGCAGGTGCTAGTTTTGGTGCTGCTTTTGGAGTACTTACAGGATTAGGTTTACTTAAGTCTGGTTCTCCTACACTAGCTAAAACAACTAATAAAACACCTACGCCACCTAAAGCTCTTTCAGATGAAAAGTTACTAGACTCTGTTACTGAAACTGTAGTAGAAGCTCCTGCTAGAAAAAGAATGTTAGATAGGGTTAAAGAAATAGCTGATAATCCTAATAAAATATTCCCTGATGTATTAGATGGAGAAGATTATGTCTTAGTAAACTTAGCTACACCTGAAGGTAAGAAGTTAGCTAAGAAATATAACTGGACAGGTAAAAATAAAGATGATACTTTAAAAGGATTTAAAGGTATTAAAACTATAATCAATCCTAAGATTGAAAATGGAAAGCCACATATTGTAGTTGATAATGCTAGAACTAAAGTTATATTTAATAGACTTAAAAAGAACTTTGCTAAACATGTAGGTAAAGATGGCAATCTAAGAAAAGTAGCACCAAGTGAGCATGTATTTTTAAAGAGTGAAGATAGTTTTAATACTTTTTTGTTTGCTAGAGAAAAAGCAAAAGTAGTACAGAATAGAGCGGAAGCAGAATTTGATGCTCAAGGTAAAAAGATTGACTATACTGATGTGGATGGTAGAGAAGTAGAATTAAATGAGTTAGCTGCTAATGAATTACGCAGGGTGTTTGATGAAAACAATCAAACTAGGATTAATAAAAGCGACCAAGATTTAGTAGATGTTAAAGAAGCTGAGCTAATACCAGAGAATACAGAAGGTTTAGGTATGGGTATAGTAGATAGATTAGGGGCAGGTGCTGATTGGTTAAGCAGAAATCCTACTATAGCATGGACAGGTGCTGTAGGAGCAGGTGCTGCTGCTTATGCTGTAACTGATAAAGAAGAAGGCGACCCTTTATATAATGCTGGTGCTGCTTTACTAGCAGTAGGTTTAGGACCGAAAGCTCGTAAGTTAATAAAAGGACAGCCTCTTAATCGTATAGCTTTAAGCATTAAAGCTACTGTAGCTAAAGGTTTAGAAGTAGATGCTAACCAAGCTAAAGCATGGGAAGGTTCTGCTCAAGGAATAACTGATGACTTAAGTCGTTTACTAGATGAAGTAGCTACAAAGACAGGTTCTACTAGAGATAAAGTAGGTTCTGCTTTTATTAGTTACATAGAATCAGGTAAGAAAAACACAGCTTTTATGACTCCTGAGTTAAAAGAAGTAGCTAATAGATACATTGATTTGTTAAATGAAATAGGTGAACAAGCAGTTGCTTCAGGATTAATTAAACCTCAACAAAAAAGAAACTTTAGTAAGCTTGAGTTTGGTAAAAAGAATCAAGATGGTACAGGTGCTTTCCTAGCAAACTACTTTCCTCATTTGTTTTTAAACTTAGATAAGCTAACAGATGATGACTTAGTTAAAATCTATGGCAAGATAGATGCGATGCAAACAAAAGAAAGAACTATGCAAGGTAGTCTGGAAGAGCTAAGAAAGATGATAGATGATGATGACTTTGATAACCCTATGAAGTTAATCACAGACCCTTCACAAGTCTTAGGTGTTTACGCACAAGCTATGACTAGAGCTATTATAGGTAGAAATGCTATTAATGCAATGCGTGAATTAGATTTAACCCCTAATGGCAAACGCCCTCCTAACTATAAAGATTTTTTAGAAGGTAAAATAACAGATGCTAGTGAGTTAGAAGAAATGCAAGCTTATGCTACTAGGAAAGTTACACCAGCAGTAGTTAGAAAAGAAGAACTAGAAGCCATGAAAGAATCAGGCAGGTATTCTCAACAGGAGTTGCTTCATTATGAAGAATTTAAACATCCTGCTTTAAAAGGATTTATGGGTCATACTAATACTAAGAATATCTTAGATGATTTCTTTGCTGTTAGAAGTAAGGAAGGCATAATGTCTGTGCCTGAAAAGCTTTTAAAGTTTAACAATGGACTTAAAAGAGTATTTGTATTTGGTTCTTTGTTCCATGCTCAAGCTCTTTTCTTATCTTCTGTTTATGCTTTAGGTTTAACTGGTGCTGTAAGAGGAACTTTACCTAAAGTACTAGGTGGCTCTAAAGGTAAACTAGGAACAGTAGAATGGTTTAAACTACAACTAGGAACAGAAGAGTTTTATAACTTAGCAGATGTAGCTGTAAAGCATGGACTACAAGTTGTTAATATTAAAAAGTCAGAACTAGTAAACCCCGGTAAACCAGATATAGACCCAATACTAGATGCTTTAGGACCAGCAGGACAAATGGCTAAAGGAGCTTTTGGAGCTTTAGATAAAGTTACATGGGAGTGGATGCACGATAGATTTAAGCTAGCTGCTTACATAAGACATAAAGAAAAAGCAATGGCTAAAGGATTAGATGAAGACANAGCAGGTAGACGAGCTGCTATATTTGCTAATGATGCTTTTGGTTCTTTAGACTGGAATGGTTTTTCTACTAAGCTTATAGAATATGCAGCAGCTAATCCTACAAAGTTTAGAGGTAAGTTAGCTGATTATACTTCTAAGTTTATGCCGGCTGATAAGCGTAGATGGTTAAACTTATTTATGTTTGCTCCTGACTGGACAACTTCTAACATTAGGATTGTAGGTAAGACTTTTTCAGGTGCGCCTGAAGCTAGTAAAGCTTTTTATAAGAAAGTGTTTGAGGGTAAGAATTGGGAGTCTGACCCTAAAGCTCAAGAAATACTAGCAGCTTGGCAGATGTATGGTAGTTATACATTAAGAGCAGGTATATATACTTCAGCTTTATGGTGGGCAATTACATCAGCTTTCTCAGACAATGAGCCTACAATGGATGGTTTATGGGATTTTTGGTTTGGAGAGAATAGTGGTAAACTAGACTTAGGTAATGGTGAAGGTATGGTTATATCTAAACAGCTAGCAGAGCCTATACATTGGATACAACATCCTCAACATACATTAAGTAACAAAGGAGCTATAATTCCTAAGACTGCTTTAGAAGCTTTCTATAATAAACAATGGTTTTCTCTTAAGAAAGGTATGCCATTGGGTCCAAGAATTATTGATGAGGATGGTACTAATCACATGGGTAAATGGATACTAGGTAAAGCACTACCTATTGGAATTAAACCTTTGTTTGATGGTGATTTAAGTGCTGAAGAAAAATTACAAAGAACTGGATTAGGGTTAATAGGATTCCCTCAATACGGAAAAGAACCTGAAAAGACTAAATATTACTAGGAGATAGTTATGGCAAGAGGTAATCCCTTAATAGATGAAGAAGATTTAAAGAAAGGAGAAAGTAGATTCGACCCTAATCTAAGAGATGAAGGTGCTGGATTCTTTAGTACATTATTTACAGCAGGTAGTAATATAGGTTCAGATGCTGTTACAGAACTAGGATATATAGCTCAAGCAGTAGCTCGACCTATAGATACTGGAGAAGCTGTACTTAGGGTGCTAGCTGGTTACGCACAGAAGGCGTTACCTAATGACTGGGAGGCGTACTTGCCTGAAGACTGGGCAACTAATAAAGTATATGCTAATGCTATCAATGATTACTATGCTGAAAAGTATGGAAGTTTAGAACAAGCTGCTGATTCTTTTGCTGAACAGCCTATAAGTGTAGCACTAGATGCTTTTGCAGTTAAAGCTTTACTGACTACAGTATCTAAACAAGCAGCTAAGAGAAGCGCAGCTACTACTAAGATGGCTAACACAGCTAAAGGTACAGTTATGGAGGGTGAGCTTGCTTCCAGAGCTGCTGCTGAATTAAAAGTAGCACAGGAATTAGAACGAACTGTTAAGTATGAAGGTAAGTTAGTATGGGATGATGCGTTAGGTGCTTATGTACCTGAGTCAAGTGTTGTTAAACCTAAAATAGATGCAGAAGAAGTCGCTCCTGTTGTAGCTGCTATTGAAGATGCTGTTCCTAATAACAATCCTGCTGTAGCTAATGTAGCAGATGATGCTAGTGAAGCCGCTGCTCTTGCTAGAACAAACGAAGCAGCTAAAGTAGGCGAAGAATTAAAATCTGCTTGGCTTGCTGGTGCTGATGATTTCTTTTCTAGCGTTAAAGGTAACGATGGTATGTTAGCTGCTACTAGAAATCAAGAAGTAGCACCTGCTCTTGCTGCTCAAGCAGATGACATGGCTGTTGCTGCTAAAAGAACTTCAGACGATGCTGCTATGGCTGCTGCTGTTCAAGATGATTTGTTTAAGAACGCTAGTCCTGCTGCTTATGAAAATTATCAAGCTACTAGGTTAGCTGCTCTTGCTGATGATACAGCTCTTGCTACTGCTGCACCTAAAGGTATGATAACTAGTAGGGCAGCTGGTCCTATATCAAGAACTAAAGATATAGATATACCACCTCCACCTTCTGTACCTAGACTAACAGCTAAGCCAGAGTCAGCTAGTAGAGGGTTTAAAGACTTAGAAATTAATCCTAGTAGAGTTTTACCTGCTGCTCAAAGATTAGCTGCTGCTTCTAGCCAGACTGGTTTACAGACTGGTTTAGATATGAAAGGAATAAGAGGTGAAGATGGTTCTTTTTTACCTGAGCTACCAGACAGAGGTATTGATATAGACCAGAGCATAGGTGCTTCTATACCTGAGCCTGCGCCAGTAGAAATTATAAAGAGTAGTGAAAAACCGGGATGGTATCAAGGTGTTTCTAAAGATGATGACGATGATGGTAATTACTGGAGTGCTGACTTTGAAGATGAGCATTGGAATACACCAGCAGGTGTACAAGAAGCTATAGGTATATGGGGTAGACCGATAGGTAATCGTATCGGACAGCGATTTAACTAGGAGATATAATGAACGCTTATATAAATGCTTTACTAGGAGTTAAACAGAATGTTAAACCTTCTACTTCTATTAACATAGCTAAAGGAATTGGAATGCTAGCCAGACGAAGTCCTTATGGAATAGCTGCTACTGCTGCTGCTTATGGAGGAAAGAAAGCTTATGATTACTTTACTGAGGATGAGCCAATAGAACCTACTCCCGGAAGAGAAGAGTATCTATCTACTCTTAATAATAAATTTACTGATGAAGACTTAGAAGAGTTTCTTAAGTATAGAAATCAATAGAGAAAGGTGACATTGGTGGGCGAGGTGGATGTCTTTCTTCTTCCTTGTCCTTTATAATTTGCATACACCATCCTCACAATCATCTGGACCTGTAGTTATTATGTATTCATCTGACCTACCTGCTGTAGTAGTGATAGGTAATCTCCCTAAGTTAGCACAGGTAAACTGCTGTAGTAGATTCTCATCTGTTCTTAGTTCACATCTCTTGACATATCTAGTGTAGGCTTCTTCAAACTTTATACTTAGTACTGCTGCTCTCTCTGCGTAATCTTCTGCTAATCTTCTTATAATCTCTTGCCTACCGCTTTGTGTCATAACTCATCTCCATTTAATTCGATAACTACATAGTTATCTTCCATATCATCATCACCAAAACTTGTGGTGAATCCCCTGACATAGTCATAACTATCATCGGCTAACACTTCTTGCTCTACCAGCGCATCCATTAGGAATTTGTGTATAGGAAATGTATAGTTATCTATGTCTTTCTTTCTCTTTCCTTTAAAGAATAGAACATACTTAGGTGTAAGGCTTTTAAACTTAGGTAAAGCCTTTACCCATGCTTCTACTTCTTTGTGATAATCTTGCTTTACCTTATTCAGACTAAGGTAGTGCATGTTTCTATAGATGTTCATACTAAAGAGATTAGTACGCTTCTTTTCTCCCCTGCCTTTACTATAGGTTGGCAGCTTTATGATGGCTTTATATACCATACCTTACCCTCGCTATTGGTTACATGCTAAAGTACGCTGTAACCCCCTCTCATGCTCCTAAAAAAGGGGTTCTCATGTAGACGAAACCCCCAGTCTTATCTTTCTAACCTACCCAACCAAGCACTAAAGCTACGATTACTATACCTAAAAATACTGTAAGTGATTTGTTAGCCAGTACTTGCTCTATCATCTCTTTCATGTCTACTCCTTGTCAAAGTAATTATAAACTTCAGCTACCTTAGGATAATTAACTACATCAACTAAGAACCTAGGTCCAGTTGAGTAGGCAAACACCTTCATGTTAGGGAAGCAATGCTGCTTAAACACGCAGTAGCTGCACTCCATAGCAAGCTTTGTGTTGCCTGACTTACCATCAGGTACTAACTCATAGCATTGCTCTGGTCTTTCATCTCTCTCCACTACTTCTTTGAGATGTTCTATCTGTATTTCAATAGGTTCATCATGCTCAAAGTTTTCAAAGTGAGTACACAAGTGACCGTTGGTTTTATCTATTACTAACCAACCACCATCTTGTACACCGAGAGAAGCAGCATAACCACGCAGTTGGTCTACATAACCAAACGGGTCATCCCATCGTAAACCTCCTTCTTTGAATTTCTTAAAGCCGAAGGGTGCTGCTGTTTTAACATCAATTAGTTTACCATCAATAACACAGTCCATGCTACCTTTTATTCCAGAAACTTCTGCTTCTGCTTGTTGATGTGTAACTTCATGTCCAGCTAATTTAACAAGAGCTAAGACTAACTCTTCTGTAGCATGTCCGTATAGAAACTTCATAAGGGTGTTAGGCTTCATTTGTTCTTGAGCCATACCTTTGTGTACATACCATAAGAGTCTCTCCTGCCTGCCTATGTGAGACATGCGTAAGGTACGCTTATCTTCTCTAGGTTTAAGGACATTATCTCTGAGTAGTGACTTCATTGATTCACCAAAGTCATCTATTACTTTATCTACATCTACACCACTATC